TACAGAAAGAGTCTATCGCGATAAGGAATAAAATAAAAAGTCCAAGTAAATACACAAGACGGCTTCAGCAACGATTAAAACTCAGAAAGAATTTCGTGCAAACAAAATTATATGAGGACACTATAAAATCATTTGCAGATGGGACCCATGTCCTACAATCCCAGACCGCGAAAGAGAAGCAGCGTGCTGCATGCCGCAAAGATGAATTCAGAGAAAAATCTAGGATTAGAGCTAAGAGAATACCAAGTGAAAAAAGAAGCTTATGGGCAAGAGAGAGGGCTAAAAACGGAACTCATCCATTTCAACAACCAGGGGTTAGAGCAAAGGCATTAGCCGCCCGAAAAAGGAAATAAAATGCCTAACAAGAGCATCCACTCTGACCTGTCAGGGGCTTCGCCCCTTCCAGGCAGGTGATGCTGAGCGTTAGAAAGAAAAAAATAATCTTGACAAAAAATTAAGTATATTTTAAACTCATTAGAAAATTAGAAAACTTATCCGTCCGCCACGAATATTGGCGGAGCGGATCAGGGGTAGACGGAGTTCTGTAAAATGAAGTAGTAATAAATTAAGAACTCATCAGAAGCCCGGCATTCGATTCTCAATAGAGGACCGGACAGCCGGGCTTTTTTTATGGGGAAATCGGACGCAGACGCGCAGCGCAGGCGCTCGCGCCGCGTGTGACGCAGATAAAAACGGATATTTAAAATCCTAAAAATCCTGAAAATCTGCGTACCAAAAAAGGCATTATGATTTGGCGGTTTCTAAAATTGATACGGCGCACGTGGATCACGTCCAATCAAAGAGTTTTGATTCCGAAAGACGGCGTTTCGCCAGGAGCCTGGTTGCGCATATCATGCGAGCCGCTCTTCTATGTATTCGTAAGCTTTAACTGAAGGTTTTGATATGAAGCCTTTCCGAATTTTTATCGATCCTGGTCACGGCGGCTCTGACAATGGCGCGAGCTGGGGTCAATTTGATGATTTTGTGCAAGAGGATGATTTAAATTTATCTATCTCCTTTCTTCTCCGCTATGAGCTGCTCCTTGCGGATTTCGATGTGCGGATGAGCCGGGAGAAAGACGAGCCGGTCACCCTGGGGCGGAGGGTGGCGCTGGCCAATTACTGGCCTGCGGATATCTTTGTCTCCATCCATGCCGATGCCTTTCACAATATCACTGCCAAAGGGATTTCGACACATATCTATACATACCCATCCCAAAAATCATTAATTCTTGCCGCCTGGATCCAGGGCGGGCTTATCAAAAAATTTATCGATCATACCGATCGGGGTGTAAAGAAATCCAACTTTTATGTGTTGCACCATACTGCTATGCCGGCGGTGCTGGTAGAATGCGAGTTTATAAGCAATCCAGAAACCAGGCGCTTTCTAAAAGAACCTGAAAACCAGATTGCCCTGGCGCAGGCCATCGGGCAGGGGATAAAGAAATATTTTGAAACATCACGAGGCCTCTCATGAAGCAATCCCTGATATTGATCCTTATCATTATGATCATCAGCGCGTGTATTTTGATTTTTTCTTTTTGGATGGCAAATTTTTAGGAGGCGTAATCATGAAAACCTTATTCCTGGCAATAGTATGTGCAGTCCTGATTATTGCGGGGGGGTGCATTACCTGCATGAAAAACTGTCCGCCACATGATGTAGTTTTTTCCATTGGCACCCCGATTGGTCCCATGCCTGTTAAGATGAAAAAGGGCCATTTGAACCCCGACAAGGAAAAGGAAACATGGATCGGGGCTGATGAATTTGAAATGCAAATGAATCAATCCCAGGGGCAAGAGGAGGAAACACAGGAATTAATAGAGGGGGATAAAGCACATGGGATTTGATATTTCAGGATTAGGATCTGTAGCTGATTTTGCCAAAGGGCTGGTTAATCGATTTTTTCCACCGTCGATGACAGATGCAGAAAAGGCACAGGCTCAGGTAAAGCTTCAGGAAGTCCTCGATAAACGTGAGAGCGCGCTTGTTGATGCGCAAAAGTCCATCATGGTTGCAGAGATGCAGCAGGCCGATAATTATACCAAGCGCGCCAGGCCAACCCTGGTATATGCCGGGCTTTTCTTTATTTTCCTGGTGCACGTGGCATTGCCCATGATTGCCTTTTTCAGTCCCGATACATCGGGACCGGAATTATCATTGCCTCAAGAATTCTGGTGGGCATGGTCCGGCGTGTGCGGGGTCTGGGTGATCGGCAGATCGGCAGAGAAACGAGGCGCATCGAATAAGCTCGTAAATCTCATCACCGGGAAGTCATAATGGAAACAATCAGTCTTGTCGGTTATTTAGAGATCTTTAAAAACTTTGGCCTAATTGGCCTGGTGATAGTGCTCTGGTGGATGGACTCTAAAAGGTTTACGAGGATACTGGATAAATACAAGGCGGATATGGCAGAGCAGCGCCGCATGTATGAAAGCAATGTAAGTCTGGTCAAGGACTATCGAAGCATAGCATCGGATCTAAAAGATGTGGTGATACTTAATACTCAGACAATCACGACATTGAGCGAGGAAATTAGGCAAAATGAGTTTTGCCCGATGGTTCGGATCAGCAAAAAGAAGGTCATAAAAGGAGTCGGCTGATGGATAAGGTACGACAGATGCATCAAGGGAGACTGGCGGTCAGGCAAGATGAGGCCAGAACGCTTAAACTAAAAATAAAAGGGCTCCTTGAATCCATACTAGTATATCTGGACCCCTTAGAAAAATATGAAGAATTAGAAATCGATGTTGCCTTTTCAGAGATGACGGAACTGTACGCGGACTGGGTGGAATATAAGGAAATTCTGGCGGATATCAGGGCTGCCAATAAGATATTAGGTCGAGGATAATGGGATACCCCGATGATACCAAGATACTTGCAGAGGAGCTGTATGTATATGACGGTCTAACTCAGGAAAAGATTTCAGAGAAGCTGGATATCTCCATCCAGACGCTAAAGCAATGGTCATCGGATCGAGGATGGTACCAGCTCAAAAAGGAGATGCAGGCCGCCAGTATCGAAATACGGCACGATAGCATTCGCCTATTGCAAAAAGCCACGAAAGATGCCCTGGATAGCCTGGATCCCCAAAAGATTTATGCGCTCTCACGCCTGCGTGCGGTGACAAAAAAAGAGGGTGCCCAGGATCAAAAGGAGCCCGACATCGACCGGCCGAAACTATTTATGGAAGACATGGAATTTGCGGTCAAGATTTTGCAGGAGGTGGATCCGCAGGCACTGAAATTGTTTGGGAAACACTTCGGGCTGATCGTACGGCGGTGGAAGGACGAGCATAGCTCGTAGCAGTTTAGCTCATAGCTCTAAGCTGCTATCAGCTATCAGCTAAGTTGCTAAAATAATTGCGGAGCAATTATGCGTAAACGACCAAAGATAACCGAATACCGATTCGATCAGTGGGCCGAGGACCTGGCCGACTGGATCCAGGAGAATGTCTCGCCCTTCGAGGGAGACACCCCGGAGAAGCAGAAAGAGCGGATCGACCGCGCGAAGTGGGACAAACTCTTTTTTATGAAGACGTATCTGCCCCATTACTTTTTCAAGCCATTCGGGGAGTTTCACGAGGAGTGGGCAGGTCTGGGAGATCTGCGGAATGAATGCGCCTTTGTAGCCGCACCCAGGGAATTCGGGAAATCTACCTTTTTTAGCTTTGGAGATCCCATCCATGACATATGTTACAGACTCAGACACTTCATTGAAATTATATCGGATACCCACGACCAGGCCACGGTATTTGCCCTTGCCATAAAACTGGAGCTCGAGGAAAATCCGCGTTTGAAACATGATTTCGGAGACCTCAAAGGCCGTGTCTGGAAAGAGGATGAGCTCATTACACGACATGGCGATAAGCTTCTGGCCAGAGGAAAGAAGGATAAATTCCGGGGACTGAAAAACCGGCAATGGCGGCCGGATAAAATGATCCCGGATGATTTCGAAAACGATGAGAACGTGGATAATCCCACACTCGTGAAAAAAGGGAAAAAACTTTTGCAGGGCGCGGTCATGGGATCTGCCGGCGAGGGGTTTTGCTTTATCATGGTGGGCAATATCTTTCATCCAAAGAGCGTGCTGGCCCAGTTTATGGCGGATAAAGACGAAGACAGCAATCCGCTTTATATCTCGAAGATCTACCGGGCCATCGTGGATCAGGGCAAACCTGCGGAGCGTTCCCTGTGGCCCGAGCTGTGGCCTCTTGAAAGGCTCTATCAGAAGCGGCGCATGATGAGCACGATGATTTTCAATATCGAGATGATGAATCTCACCGGCGCAGAGGAGAGCCCGTTTAAGGAGGAGTGGTTCAAATATTACCATCGGGAGGAAATTGATATTCCGGGCCTGCAGGTGGCCATCGGTGTGGATCCCTCTGCAAAGCAGGGAGAGGCAAATGATTTTAAGGCTATTATAGCCGTGGGACTTGATCGTGCAACGATGCATTTCTATTGCCTGCATGCATGGATCAGGCATGCCTCCCCTGGCGAGATGTTCGCGGAATCGTACAGCCAGGCGGATGATTACGGCGGCAGGGTCGGGATCGAGGAGAACATGCTCGAGGATTTCCTGCACGAGGCCATCTATAACTATGCCAAGGATGTGGGCCGGTACCTTCCCTGGCAGCCGATTAAACATCTCACCAACAAGGAGCAGCGCATTATCGGCACACTCCAGTATCTGGTGCAGCATAACAAGATATTTTTTGAGAAAGGCCATTCGGACCAGGATCTCCTGGTGGAGCAGCTCATCTATATCCTGAATAAAAATATTCACGATGACGGCCCGGACGGCCTGGAGATGGCAGTGAGCATGTTGCAGGGAGGATCCGGCATTATCGAATTTGAATCTACCGGCCGGCACCGGGAATATACACGTATGGGTGCATACATGGGGGGTCGCAATGGCTGAGGAAATAACGAAAAAACCGATCACCGACGAAATCGCAACCGCTGAAAAGGATATCGACGTTTTTGCAGGCTGGATCAAACGGCTTGAAAATCCGGACCCGACCCTCAGGACCGAGGCACATGGAAAAGGCCTCAAACTCTATGACGAGGTGGATATGGATCCGCATGCAGGCAGCGTGCTCCAGACACGGTATCTGGCAGTGGTCGGAAAGGACTGGGACATTCTGCCGGCCAAAAGCGCCACAAAATTGGGCAGGCCCTCGGCAACTCCCCAGGAGGTGCGGATAGCGGACTTTGTAAAAGAGACCCTTCTCGAGTGCAATTTTGATCAGGCGCGTCATGAGATTCTTCAGGCAATACTGTATGGATTTTACACGGCAGAGGTAATGTGGGAGCTGAGGGGCGGTGAGATCAGGATTAAAAAGATCATAGGGAAACATCCCCGGCGATTCATTTTCACACCTGAGCGGGAGCTCAGGTTATTGACACGGCAGAATATGATCGATGGCGAAGAGGTCCCGGATAGAAAATTTATTACGTTTACGTATGCGGATTCCGACAATCCCTATGGCAAGGGCCTCGGGCAAAAGCTCTGGTGGCCCGTATGGTTCAAAAAGCACGGCATTAAATTCTGGCTCATATTTTTAGAGAAATTCGGTATGCCCACTGCAGTGGGAAAATACCCGTCCGGCACCGAACCGGGTCAGCAACAGGCCCTGCTGGATGCCATCGATGCCATGCAGAATGAGACAGGCGTCAAGATTCCCGACACAATGACAATCGACCTGTTGGAGGCGGCGCGCAGAGGCGATGCGACGTATGGAAAGCTGTGCGATTATATGGACGCCCAGATCTCAAAGGCGGTGTTAGGGCAAACAGCCAGCACAGAAGGCACCCCGGGGAAACTCGGCAGTGAAGAAGAGCGTGGCCAGGTACGGCAGGATATCCTCGAGGCCGACGCGGATCTGCTCGATTCATGTTTAAATGAAAGCCTGATCCGCTGGATCGTCGATTATAATTTTCCGGGTGTGGTCGAATATCCGAGAATCAAGACACATGCAGAGCACAAGCCGGATCTCAAGGAGCGAAGCGAGATCGACAAAACGATCGCGTCCGACATCGGCGTGCCGATCGGCCGGAAATATTTCTATGAGACCTACGGGATCCCGGAGCCGGCGGATGATGAGGAAATTGTGGAAGTACCTTCGAAAAGTCCGCCAATGGCGTTCGCTGCAAAATCGGCCCGCTATACCCCTGAACAGGAAAACATAGAGGGATTGGTCGGGGAGAGTGTAGATCATGCAGACAAGGCCATGAAAGGCCTCCAGGAGCCGGTTAAAAAGTTAATCACAAAGGCCAAATCCCTGGAGGAGATACGGGACGGACTCTATGGGCTGTATTCGCATATGGACCAGAAGGACCTGGAGGAGCTTGTGGCCAGGGCAATGTACATCGCAGAATTATATGGGAGGAGCACGGCAAAGAGATAATGCAAAATTATCATTTTAAAATTAACAATTTAAAATTAAGAGTTGCTAATTGCCAATTGAAAATTTAAAACCCCTTCCCTTCGAGGAGGCCATAGAGGCCTTTAAGGGCCTTCTTCCCATGACCGCCGACGAGTTTTATGCACTCACAGAGGAGGCCCGGGCGGCGGCCTTTACCGTGGCAGGCGTTGCCCGAATGGATGTGCTTATGGATATGCACAATGCAATTGAGAAAGCGATATCCGAGGGAGAGACCCTGGCAGATTTTAGAAACCGCTTTGACGATATCATGGAGACCAGGGGCTGGACCGCCACGCCGGATCTCACTCCCTGGAGGCTTGAGACAATTTTCAGGACCAATGTCCAAACGTCATACAACACCGGCCGGTATAAACAAATGGTAGATCAGAAGAATGCATTTCCCTTCTGGGAATATGATGCAGTCAATGATTCCAGAACACGGCCGAGCCATGCCGCCCTGGATGGAAAGATATTTCCGGCGGATCATCCCTTTTGGGATACCTGGTATCCGCCCAACGGCTATAACTGCCGGTGCGGCGTGAACCCGGTGAGCAAACATGAGGCGGAAAATGAGACGATCGAGACCGAGGATCCCACGAACTCCTTGATCGAGCCTATCGATCCGGTCACCGGCGAGAAGATGCCGGCACGGCAGCTCATCCCTGATCAGGGCTGGGATCATAATCCGGCCAAGCAGCGCTGGCAGCCGGATCTGAGCAAGTATCCTGAAGAATTGCGGGAACAGTTTGAGGCAATACAAGAATAGCCACAAAGATAGCCACGAAGGCACAAAGCCGTTCGACAGGCTCAGGCCATGAGCAAAGCCGAATGGACACAAAGAAGATAAAATAATATTTAAAAAAACTTAGTGACTTAGTGACTTAGTGACTTAGTGGCGAAGCGGCAAAAGAAGGAGGTTACTATGAAATTCAAAGGCTTAACCGACTGGTTTGAGATCTTTCGCACCGGCACATGGACGGATGCCGCCGGCAATACCAGGGAATGGACTGCCGCGGATCTCGACACTATTATAGCGAATTATGATCCGAACACCGAAGAGGCGCCGCTAGTCATCGGGCACCCGGAAACCGATAGCCCGGCCTATGGCTGGGTAGAGGGCGTTAAGCGTGTAGGCGAGGTACTCCTTGCCAAAGGAAAAAATGTAGTAAGCGAGTTCGAGGAGATGGTGAAACAGGGGCTTTTTAAGAAGCGCTCCGTGCGCCTGACCCCGGATGGGACAAGTCTTTTGCACATAGGATTTTTAGGGGCCGCAGCCCCCGCGGTGCAGGGTCTGAAGAATATTGGATTCAAGGCTAATGAAAAGGCCGTTTACATCGAATTCTCGGATGTCAATCCGTGGATATTTGAGAATATCGCCCGAATTTTCCGCTCGCTCAGGGATTGGCTTATAGAAAAAGAGGGCAAGGACACAGCGGATACAATCATCCCGGACTGGGATGTCGAATATATTAAGGAGCAAGCGCGCGCCGATGAAGAAGAGCTCGGTGAAGCGTTCAACAAAAACGCACAAACAAAGGAGGGAATTATGCCTATCAAAGATTCAATCAAAAGCCTGCTCACATCCCTCGGGATTGATATGAGCAAGGTACCGGACGATGCCCTGCCGGAAGATATCTCCAGCAAATCTTTCAGCGAGGCTGAGGTCAAGGCAAGGGAAACAGCGGCAGCCAAAACGGCCGCCGCCGAGGCAACCACAAAGGCAAAAGAGGACGCCAAAAAAGAATTCGCAGAGCAGCAAAAGACAGTGCGGATCGAGAAGCGAAAGGGCGAGATTAAGGACTACTGCGAGAATCTCAAGAAGGAAGGCAGGCTTATCCCTGCCTGGGAGAAACTGGGTCTTCAGGAGTTCATGCTGAACCTGGACGGAGAAGAAGTCATCGAATTCGCAGCGGAGAAGAAAGTCTCACGCCTGGATTGGTTCAAGGGTTTCATGGACGAGCTGCCAAAGGTTATTAACTTTAGCGAAATCGCCACCAGGGGCGCAGATGTAGGCGGAGGAAATGCCGCGGAGAAGCTCGAGGTACTGACCAAAAAGAAGATGGAGGGCAATAAAGAGCTGTCCTATAGCAAGGCATTCTCCGAGGTCCAGAAAGAGAACCCTGACCTGGTGACGGAATACCAGGCAGAAATGAAAATCAATAATTAGCCACAAAGGCACTAAGCCGTTCGACAGGCTCAGGCCATGAGCAAAGCCGAATGGACACAAAGTTTTTATAATTATCTTTTCTTGGTGACTTCGTGCCTTAGTGGCGGAAAAGGAGGTTATTAACATGGCAACAGAACAAGCAATATGGAGGGAGTCTTTCGAAGCCGCAGAGGATCTGAGTGATTATCAGTATCATTTTGTGGTCCTCAATACCAGCGGAAAGGTCAGGCTCCTCGACGCAGAGGATGAAGTGGCAATCGGGATCCTGCAGAATGCGCCTGAAAGCGGCAAGGCTGCGGATGTAATGATTATCGGAAAATCAAAGTGTGTGGCAAACGCAGCCCTTGCAATCGGCAAATTTGTCAAACCGGAGTATGTCGGCGCAGCGGATGCAGGAAAGGCCGATGATGCCGGCACATGGTGGGATACTGCAAGAGGTATGGTTGTAGAGGCGGCAGGCGCGGAGGATGATCTCTGCTCGGTAATCCTTTTCAGCCCGTTTGCACGCACCAAGGGCGGCAGGGTCACACAAATGACCGTCAGCACTCAGATAGGAGCAGAAACAATCACAGCAGCGGAATTGCTCGGCGGGCTCATAGACGGCACGCCCACAGGAGCGGCAACCTATACGCTGCCGACAGCTGCACTTATGGCCGCAGCGCTCAACCAGATAGGGATCGGCAACGCAATCGAGTTCACGGTCAAAAACTCGGCAGCCGGAGCACATACGATTACCGTTGCCGCCGGCAACGATGGTACTGCAAAGGGTACCATGACCATCGCGCAGAATAACACCAAGCGCTTTCTGCTCATCATGACCGCAGCCGCGACCTATGATGTTTACAGCCTTGGAACAGTGGTTCATTAAAACATAGCCACAAAGGCACGAAGCCGTTCGACAGGCTCAGGCCATGAGCAAAGCCGAATGGACACAAAGTTTTTATAATTATCTTTTCTTAGTGTCCGTTCGACAGGCTCACGGCCTGAGCTTGCCGAAGGCTTAGTGCCTTAGTGGCCACCGGCCCATAGGGCCTATGGCCCGGAGGGCAAAAAAAAGGAGGCAGATTATGGGACAACCGAACATAAAAGAAGAAATAGTAGCGGGTCCCCTGGCAGGTATATCCGTTGCATACCGCAACATGGAGTACATTGCCGACAGGGTATTCCCCATATTGGATGGGGCGGACCCAAAGGCAAAAATCACTCGATACCGGAAAGGAGCATGGTTCCGGGACGAGGCAGGCATACGTGCCGCAGGTACGCGTGCCAGGCGAGGCGGATATCCGCTGACCTCGGTCTCGATCGCGACGGAGGAATACGCATTCGCCAAGGAGGTCACGGACGAGGATCGCCGGTTTGTAAAGTCCCAGGGCGCCCCGGTGCTTAATCCGGACCAGGACGCCATCGAGTTTGCAACCGATAAGGTCGATCTGAAAAAAGAGATCCGCACTGCCGCGCTTATCACCGCCGGAACATGGGCGGACGGCAACGCCGGCGGCGTGGATGCAGAGGGTCTATGGTCACCGGCGGGTGACACAAACACCTTCCTGACTGACATAACAACCGGCAAGAAAAAGATCAAGGAGTGCGGTGTAATCGCCAATACTCTGCTCATCGACTTTGCCACCTATCTTGCGCTTAAGGAGTGCGCGGCCATCCTGGACAAGATCAAATATACCCAGCGGGGCGTATTTGGCACCGACCTTCTGGCAGCCCTGCTCGAACTGGACGAGGTGTTGGTAGGCAAGGCAGTCAAGAGTACGGCCGAGGAGACAGCTGCGGGAGACGACTTCACCGCTGCCGATATCTGGGAGGTAAACGCGGGCAAAGGTATGGGGTTTCTCTTTTACCGGCCACAAAGACTCGGGCTCAAGGTCCCCACAGCGGGCATACAGGTCCGCATCGCCTATGAGAATGGGCAGCCACGAAGGACATCCACATGGCGTGAGAAGGCAGAGCATCAGGATGTGTACGAAGTGGCCGAGGAGACGGAGATTTTGCAAGTCAGCGAAGATTGCGGGTATCTCTGGAACGATACGTATGCGACATAAGATAATTGATGCCACTAAGGCACCAAGCCGTTCGACAGGCTCAGGCCATGAGCAAAGCCGAATGGACACTAAGGTTTATATATAGTATTTTTTCGTGCCTTTGTGTCTTCGTGGCAAAAAAGGAGATTATCATGCAAATAAAATATCTCGGGCCGTCAGACGAGGTGAATGTCGCCCCTCACGGCCCGCACAGGAAAGGTGACGTCAAAGAGTACCCTGACGACTTTGCCGAGGAGCTCCTTGCCACGAGCATAAAGCAGAAATTTGAGAAAGTGACCGCTCTGCCTGCTGTGGAAAAACCGGAGAAGGTGGCATTCCTGAAACCTACAGCGAATGCAGCGAAAAAGAAGGGTAAAAAATAGTGGCCTACTCAGCACAAACAGACATATTGGAGCAGCTGGATGAGGATATCCTCATCCAGCTCACCGACGATGTGGATGCAGGTGTGGTCGACGACGATGCGGTTACCCGCGCCATTGCAGACGCCGACTCGGAGATCGATTCCTATTGCGGGGCACACTACGAAGTGCCGTTTTCAGATGTGCCGGCGATGGTCAGAAAGCTCTCGGTCGATATCTCGATCTATAATCTCTATGCCAGACGAAAGGGAGCGCCCGAGGATCGCAAGCAGCGCTATGACAGTGCCATTCGATTTTTAAGAGATATATCTACCGGCAAGGCATCGCTGGGATCCACGGCGCCGGATGATTCGGACGGAGGCCCCGAGGCCACCACGAAAAAGAGCGACAGGAAGTTTTCTCTTGGCAGAGATTCGGATAATTCGAGCGGGACGTTGGATAACTATTGAGTGAAACTTGAAATTTGAAACTTGATACTTTGCCCTTTCTTTCCAGTTTCGAGTATCAAATTATGATCACTATCAAAACCACCATCAAGGATATGGAAATGAAGACCGCGCTCAAGGGGCTGACTACACGACTCAGCAAGCCCCAGAAAGCGCTCAGGGAATGCGGCCTGGTATTATTGCGCTCGATTTCCAAAACCTTCAAGGCGGGCGGTAGGCCAGTAAGATGGAAGCCCAGCAAGCGGGCGCAGCTCGCCGGTGGCAAAACATTGATCGACACAGCCAGGCTCATGCGCTCGATTACCATGAAGGTGACAGGGAAAACGCTCATGGTCGGTACCAACGTAAAATACGCTGCCATGCATCAGCTCGGCGGAAAGGTCGCGGGAAGGACTATTTTTCCAAAGCGGGCAAAGGCCCTGCGATGGATCGACAAGGGCGGCAATGTGCGCTTTGCAAAGAAGGTCACGATCCCGGGTTTTACTATGCCTGCCCGGCCATTCCTGGTAATTCAGGATGAGGATTGGAGAGTACTCGGGCGCATTTTTGTAGACCATCTTGTCGGTGAACGATGAACGGAGAATCCTTCGACTTTGCTCAGGATCGTGAGCCTGTCGAACGACGGTGAACGGTGAAAACCCTTTTAACAGCCATTAAATCGCAGTTACAGGATGATTTAACATACATCCGGCACAGCGATATCTACGTGACCGAAGACGAGCGTATGATCCCGGAGGCGGTCAAATTCCCGGCGGTGGGCCTGAAGGACGGCGAGGTGCTGTACACTATCGAGACGGGCGACCAGGAAACCGACGAGCTTTATGTGAAGGCCATCGTCTATGTGCAGCTCCAGAAGCCAGAGGCCGCAATCATGGGAGATACAGCCACCGGCAAAAAGGGCGTGCTGGATATTATTGCCGATATCAAGGCTTCGTTAAACGATGAAAAATTCTCTGATACCTACGAGGCGGCCATACCGGTATCGGAATCGGAGAGTGAGCTCCTGGCGGATGAAGAGACAGCGATACAAATGAAATCGATCATGATACGGTATTCGAAAGTCGTAATCTAACAAGGAGGGCACCATGAAAGTCTATTATCACGGACCCGGGCACGAGACATATCATCCACAGCTCGGAAAACTCGTACCGAACGAGCCTTTTGACCTGGATGGAAAGATAGCCAAGCCATACCTGGAATCAGGTCTATTGAAACGGGTGAAAGAACCCGCCAAAAACACGGCGGATAAGAAAGAAAAAGTAGCCACGAATGACACGAATTCACACTAATTTTTTAAGTTAAAAACAAAAGATATATTCGTGAAAATTTGTGAAGATTTGTGGCGAAAAAAAAGGAGGTAACAAATGGGAACACCAATCACCGGCAGAGAGATCCTGATAGGGCTGAAAAAGGCGGCTACCTGGGGCACCGCAGTGGTATGCGGCGCCAACGACGGCATCCTGATCACCTCGGAATCACTCAGCCAGAAAATAGAGGAGCTTTTGGATGACAGCGTGGGACTGGCCTTTATCCAGCGCACCGACCAGGGCAAGATCGACGTTGCAGGCAATATCGAGGCATACCTCAGATACGAGGGTTTGGATGTGGCCCTGGCCCTGATCATGGGCACGGCGGGCACACCGAGCCAGCAAGGGGAATCAGATGCCTATACCAACAGCTATGTAATTGCCGATGCCATGACAGGACTCTTTGCCACGGTCGCTATCAAGAAAAAATCGGATAAGGCGTGGGAATTTACATCCGTGAAGCTGCACGGATTCACCCTCGCAGCGGAGATGAATCTCCCGGCAAAGCTCACGCTCAATGCGATCGCGGACCAGCTTACGCTGGCCTCCGAAGCGAACACGACCACGACGCTCGCCGATCTGACCTACCCGGACAAGGGAAACCGGATCATCATGAATGCGGACACCACGGTCGAGATCAACGACGAATCCGGCGCAGCGCTGGCGGCCGGCGACAAGGTATATCCAAACTCCATCGAGCTGGCATTTAACCGCCCGGCCGAAGGGGATCATCTACCCGGCAGCAATTACATTAATGAGCCGGCCGATAATGATTTTCCGGAGCCGATCCTGACCCTGAATTTTCCCCGGTATAACGATATCAACCACGGATTTTTTGAGGACTGGATTGCGGATACCCGAAAAAAAGGGGAGATCTATTTCAAGGGCGCACAGATCGAATCGACCTATTACTATGAGATGAAGATCACCATGCCGAATATGAAACTCATAGATCCGGAGGCGGCCATAGCAGGCGCGGGAAAGATCCCCTCGACCCTAAAATTCAGACTGCTCGGCACGGATACCGCCCCGACCGGTATGACCGGGATCACCAAGCCGTTTCAGATCGATATACAGAATAAAAGAACCACGGATCCCCTCGGATAAGCTCATAGCAGTTTAGCAACTTAGCAGCTTAGAGCTATCAGCGGTTCGACCGCCCTGCGCGGCTCACCGCCGAAGGGCTATCAGCTAAATGGCTATCAGCTGCCGACTAAAAGGAGGCATTATGTCGTTTGTACAAATCGTAGAGGATGACGAAGAATTTGAATACCCCATCGGAGAATCGGTCTTTGGCCTGCGTCGTTTCAATACGGAGATCTACCGGACGATAAAACGGAAACATACCAGGCCGCCCAAGTTTCGCAGGGGCATAAAGATCGAACAGGTAGACGACGACGCAATCAACGAAGATCTGCTCGATTATATGATCAAGTGGTGGAAAAAGGTGCGAAGCCCGACGTCCGGCAAAGATGTCGAATGCACAAAAGAAACTAAAGTGCGCCTTCCGGGCTCCGTTCAGGTGGAAATTATCGAGGCCTGTGATCAGGATTCCATTATGAGCAGTCCCGATGATGATGCCGATAAAAAAAAAGGCTGAGCAATCTTGAGGAATATATCAAGTTTACGCTGGATTTTCCGCATGTCAATTGTGCCCAGTGCGAACAAAACCTGGAGATCGACGGCATCGAGCCGGACTGTGATAATTGCGGCCTGCCGCTGCTCTCCGATGAAGAGCAGGAGACCATCGATCTCTACAATACCATCAACACGCAGTTCGTGTATGATTTTCACGCCCTTCCCCTGGTTTTTGAGATCTCTCACCTGCAGATGACCAGGCCGGAGGCACGGGACTTGCTGGATACGCTGATACAGATTCACGCGTTAGTCACGAAACACAAGAAGGATAGCCACTAAGGCACTAAGACACCAAGAAGAAAAAATAATTTTAAAAACTTCGTGACTTTGTCTACCTGCGCCGTTGGCGCGGCAGGCAGGTGTCTTCGTGGCAAAGGTTTTAAAAAATGGCCAAAGATAAAGTCTACATAACCCTGGAAGTGACCGACAAGGGAACCGCCGTTGTCAAGGGCTTCGATAAAAATACCGAGCAGGCGTTCAACAAAATGAAGACCCATGCCAAGGCATCCACCGCAAGTATGGGCTCATCGCTGCAAAAGTTAAAAAAGCACTGGGTCGCATATTCAGTGGGGGCGGTGGCCGCAGTGGTGGCAGTCAAGGCAGTGATGACAAAAATCATCAGCACCATAACGACCTGGACGCGGTTGTCTATGGTACAAGAGGACGCAGAGATTGCCCTTGCCGCATCCCTAAAGGCAAATTTGGAATATACGGACCAGCTCAATACAAAATATCAGGAATTTGCTGCCAATATCCAGAAAAAAACCAAATATGGCGATGAAGAAGTTCTGCAATTAATGGCCTTGCAGAAAAACCTTGGTGTCGCTTCTGACAAGATTGAAGAGGCAACAAAAATGTCCATCGGGCTTGCGGCAGCAACCGGAAGAGATGTCCAATCGATGGCTATGTATGTTGCCCTTGCACAGCAGGGCGAATTTACGATGTTGAGGAGATATATCCCAGCTTTACGATCTACAACGGATGCGACAGAGCAATTACGGATCGTGATGGAATTTGCCGCCCGTGGGTTTAAAGTGGCTCAGGATGTAACTGAATCCTTTAGCGGAAGTTTGAAACAAACGAGTAACCTCTGGGGAGATCTACGGGAAAAGCTCGCAAGTGTCATTACAAAAAATCAAACCATCCTGGCCTACATGAAACAAACCAGGGAATGGTTGATCAAGGTCGGTGAAGAGGTCGATGCATGGCGGGAGGCGAACCAGGCATTTATCGATCAAAAGGCAGAAAAAGCAATCGAAGCGATAAAAGAGGCAATAGTAACATTGGCCCCTTTAGTACAAGCCATCGGAGTATCTATTGGATGGTTAGCAAAACAGACTATGGCTTTTATAGATGACTTTGTGAAACTTGGAAAATGGATTGGGGAAACTTCTGCAAAAATAGTTCTCCATTTTGAAAACACAAAAGGTGCAACTGCTGAAGAAGCAAACGCTATGTTCAGCTTGGAAGGAGGAGCAAAACATTTAAATAAAGAGCTTCAAAACATTATTGCAAGTAATATAGCCCTTTTTTCATCTATGAAGAATGTTTCAAGTCAAAAAAATTATCTAAGCAAAGGTGAACCCACTGTAAAACCTGAACTTCCCCTCCTGGAGGATGCAACGCCGAAAATAACCGCCCCCGAATTCGCAGGCGATTATTGGTTGAATCTAAAAGAATCTTCAGAACAGGCATTGAATGAAGAAACTGAACGTATGAATAAGCGTATCGCTTTTGAACAGGAAACAGATGATATGCTCCTTGAGATGAAGGCCCAGTATTACCTCGATGATAAGGCGCTGGCGGAACAGAGACTTATAGATGAAATAGCAATGATGAATGGGGCAGCAAAAAAGGAAAAGAACATAGAAGATGCAAAAGCCAGAGTGGAAAAACAGGCTGCAATAGCAATGCTGGCGAATTGGAATAGCGCCTTTGCTGAACTTGCCAAAGGAAGCAAAACAGCTTTTGCCCTTTGGAAGGCCACCGCTCTTGCACAAACCATTATTGATACCTATGCAGCGGCACAGGCAGCCTATAAGGCTATGGCCGGCATTCCGGTGGTAGGCCCTGCGCTTGGAGTCGCAGCGGCCGCTGCAGCCATAGCTGCGGGCATGGCCAGGGTATCCGCTATCCAAGGTCAAGAAATGGCGGAGATGTATCATGCCGGCGGCATCGTAGGCAGAGGAGTCCAATCATCCCGCCTGGTATCCCCCGATGTCTTTGCCGGGGCGCAACGGGCGCATACCGGATTAGGCCCGGATGAAAAACCGGTGATCGTCAAAAACGACGAGGGCATTTTTACCAAGGAGCAGATGGCTGCAATGGGAACGGGATTAGGCCTGGAAGGGCGAATCGACAATCATGTCCATGTGTATCTGGACGGCAGAGAAATTACAAAGGCCCAGCTTAAACTGCTGGAAAAAGACGGCATGATGGTGGGCCGTTTTCAAAGGGCATTGAGTTAATCCCGATAAATCGGAATTGTCAATTGTCCGTGGTTAGTTGTCCTTTGCAACGGACGACACACAACATACGACGGACTAAATTACGGAGTAATTTTCATGTCTGCAAAAGAAATGTACGATTATCTAAGTGTTGTCACCGCGGACAATGATGAGACGCTATCGATCAAGCCCAGCGAGGTGGTCGAGGAGCTGTTCAGAAATCAGGAAATCCATGAGGGGGATGACGGCTCCGAAGAGGTCGTGACCCTGGATACGGATGTGGTGGGCTATGTCACCGTAGTCTTTCCAAAGCTCACAGCGGCGGATGCAGGCACCATCCTGGATTTTTATTTGTCCGATTCAAAAGGCAACTGCATGGCGGAAAGTTTTAAATGGGAACACCCGTCGGACGGACACACCTATGTGGTGAAATTCCGTTCCGATGTGAAACGGACACTGAGATACACCACGTTTCAGTTTCCGAATATCAAACTCAAAGTTATGGGAAGAATAGCAGATTAGCAGCTTAGCTCATAGCTCACAGCTCATAGCTCTAAGCTCCTATCAGCTATCAGCTATCAGCTAAACTCCTAAATTACGAAGTAATTTACATGCTTTCACTCAACGCCACACAACAGGCAATCGTAGCCGCAGCAAACAAGGACGAGGTCTCCTGGCTTTTTCAGGTGGATAAAAACGGGAATGATTCCGTTGATTATTATTGGTCCACCAAGGTCAAGGCCTGGGACGGGGATAACTATACCTTTAAGATTGCCGAGTTCGATGAGATCGAAATGAACCGGGCGCAGTCCGAGTCCGGCATCCAGGCCCCATCCAGCTTTGATTTCATGATCTCGAAC